GGTCGGTATCAAACCGCACGGGCACATCAAACTCAAACCCCGCCGTGATGGTCGCGCCGTTGGTTGGTGCCGTGGTGAAGGTGACAAGGCCATTTGTCGTATCCACGGACCAGCCGGTGGCTTGCGCCACGCCGCCGATTGCCACCGTGACGGTTCCGGAAACCGGTTTCATAATGGTTCGCGTCCAGCTTTGCGCGCCGGAAGCATAAGCTTTCACCAGCTGAAACGCCGTGGTCGCCCCGTCCCCCGTGCCAATCACCTCATCGGTTGCGGCAGGCGTGGCTGAGGGCACGCAGGATTTATAGTCGCCCCAATCCCTCCAGCGAAACCCGTAGAGCCGCCCGTTGCGGGCCTCGAAAAACGCCACTACGGCCGCCAGATCATCGGTGCGGCGCACGCCATAAGCCGCATCATAGCGGCGGCGCGAGTTGGCCCAACTGGCGTTACGTTCCTCGTCACCCGAGGCCAGTTCGACAATCTGGGTGCGCCGTTCAGGCCCGCCGCGCGCCCCACGACTGATATTGTCGGGAAAGCGAATTTCGTGAAAAGCCACTTTTTTACATTCCTCTCCGGCCCATGGCGACGGCGCGCGCGATATCGGCCGAGACCTGCGTGCGCGATTGGCGGAAACTCTCGGCATCACGGGTCATAATGTTGATGGTGATGTTTTGGGCACCAGATGCCCCGGCAGCCACCTCGCGGCGGGACAATACCCGCTCGCCTTTTTGCAGAATCGCGGGGACTTCGTTTGGACGTAATCCAGCCCAACCTCCGCCATGCATGCGCGGCGCGCCAGCAAAGGCCATGGCCGGAACTTGTCGCATTGGCGCCATGCCTCCAACCATGCCACCCGCATGCAATACCGGCGCAAAAATACCGCCCATTTTACCAAGCGCCCCCGACAGAACATTGGCCAGCGGACCGAGAATGAACTTGCGCGCCGACAGCTTGGCCATATCCGCCAGCATCGAGGTGATCATCGAGCGAAAGTCGAGCTTGCCGGTTTTTACGAACTCGCCGATGGCGTTTTCCGCGTTTGAAAAGGCCCCGGTCAGGCTGTCGCCGAGACCCTTGCCCATGTCGGCGGCTTTTGTGGCGTAATCTTTCAGCGAGGTAGCCGCGCTCGCCCAGGCGGATTTGGCAATCTCGGCCGCTTTCTTTGCCGCCGCGCCTGCCTTGGCAATTGTTGTGGCGACAGTGCCCGCAGCTTCTCCCGCATCTGTCGTCGCCGCCTTGGCATCCCCACCGGCGGTTTTCACCGCATCGCTCAGGGCTTTCAGGGAGTTGAGCGGGGCCTTGGCCGCATTGGCCGCGGCCACCGCCGATACCGCCAACTCACTGGTCCTATTTTTCGCGACATCGGCTGCTGCGGCCATTTCATAGTAAGCCGATCCAGCCATGATGGCCGCCCCGCCCAACTTGAGCGCGAGAGCATCCGTGCCCGGCACGCCGCGCATGCCACTGGCAACCTTGTGCAGAAAATCCGCCCATTTCTTCTGAATGCCCGCCAGCATGCGCAGCCAGCCGGTCTCGACCGTGGTCCAAACGGTGGCCAGCGCAAGCCCGAGGGATTTGCCACCGAGCTTGATCCGGTCCCAGACTTCCACCGCGACGTTTTTAAGGAGGCCCATCGCCGCGCCGAACCCGCCAGCCCCTTTCACAAGTCGCCCGAACCAATAGAGCAACTCGCCCGCGCCAACGATCAGCGCGCCGATGCCGGTACGAATGAGCGCCCCGCGCAGAACCGCCAGAGACAGGGACACACCGCGAATGCCGAGTACTGCACTGGCCAACGAGATCACCAGCTTGCCGCCGAGCACGGCCGCAAAGGTCGCCGCAATGCTGACGATTTCGCCGAGATGATTAAACAGGCCTTTGATGGCGCGCCCCAGCGGCCCCGTGACTTTGCCGATCGCGGCCATGGCGTTAGCAACGGCCTCAAGCGCCGGGGCGGCGGCGACGGCAAGTTGGTTGGCAATGCCGCGCCACAACAGCCCCATACGCGACAAAGCATCATTGGTACGCTGGATCTGCGCCGCGTCCTTCTCGGACACCGCCACCCCAAAATCCTGCACGTCCTTGGTGGCTTGCCGCAACGTAGCACTATCAATCCGGGTGAAGATCAGACCGGCGCGGGCCCCGAAGATGTTTGAGGCCACTGCCGCCTGCTGGGCCGTCGGGATGAACTTGGCGATCGCGTCCTGAATCTTGATCATCTTCTGATCAATAGGCAACTTGGCGAGGTCCGCGGCAGAAAGATGCAATTGCTGCAGCGCTTTCACCGCCGGGCCCGTGCCAGCCGCGGCCTGACTGAGACACTTGGTCATCATGATTGTGGCCTGCGAGACCTCGCCTTGCGAAACGCCCGCCAGATCAGCTGCGCGGGCCAACACCTGCATGCTCGCGGTCGTGGTGCGCAAACTTGTCGCCAGTTTCGCCTGCTCATCGATGGTTTTAAGGCTGGACCTTACCATCGCGATGCCCGCCGCTGCAGCAGCCGCAACCATGATGCCGACAGCAATCTTGGCCCGGCGCGCGAACTTCGCCAGTTTTGTATTGGCGATTTCCATCTCGCGCGACGCCTTGCCAAAGCCCCTTTTGCCAGCGTCGCCAATGCCGGTCAGCTCGGCCCGCACCTGTTTGCCGCCCACAGCCGCGAGGCGGACAGACACCCTTTTCTCAGCCATGATCCTGATCCATTTGTTCGTTAAGTTTGCGGGCCATCACCGCCTCGATCGCGGGCAGGAATTCAGCAACGGCGAGCGTGCTAATCCCGAGCGCCGCCGCCAGCGCCAGCGCCGCGCCCATGTCCCAACCCACAATCACGCCTGCCGCCGTAATCCGCAATTGCCCGCCAAGGCGGCCGACGAGGTCCCACACCTGCACCCCTTCAAGGGTCTGGGGCGCGTTCAGGGTTTGCGGGCAGGTTTCGCAGATTTGCGGGCACGCTTGGCAGTATTCACCGCCCCCGCCGAAGACCCAGTCGGCAAGGGCGGTGAGACGTTTTTTTCCTGATCCTGCACCAGCCCCTTGGCGACGTAGTCGGTCTGGAAGGCCTCAAACAGCGGCCAGATATCAAGCAGGGCATCGAGCGCCTCGGGGCTGACAGGGATCACATTGCCGTCCGCATCGCCGACGCCTTCCCAATCAAGAGCGGCATTGCGGGCCAGCGCCTTGGCAAACGCCAGCGCACTGACCTCGTCGGTGGCATCTTCGGGCAGCGAGGCAATGGCTGGATCATTTCTGGCCGCCACCATCATCGCGGTGGTCAGCGGGCCAAGCAGGACACGGACGCCATGGCCCAGATCGAGCCAGGCGGGTTCGTTCGAGAGGTCAAGTTTCAGCATATTAATAACTCGCAATTGTGTTTTTGAGGATAACGGTGCACATTTGCCCCGCGGTGGCGTCGTAAGCGGCCTGCCAGTCAAAGCTGACCTGGATGCCTTGGGGGCCTTGGATTTCAGCGCGGGGGCGCGGTAGGTAGACCGCATGCGCGGTGATCGTCAGGCTGACCGTTGGCGAAATGGTGTAGGAGAACTCCAGCGCCGACGATGTCCCGTTCAGCGCCTGATCCATCAGGGTTGTGTCGGCGAACCGCACGTCGATCTTGCCGGTCAGCGCGGCAATGGATGGGTCGGCCCCGTCGATGCGGCCGTCCGCGCGGATGGTCTCGATCCGGTCAAGATTATTGGCGTAGGTGATATCGGCTGAAACGATATTGCCGAGTGCCACACCGCCACGTTTGATTGCGCCGTTGAAATGGCCGAAACGTTGTAGTGCGTAGGCGGTGGGCGTTCCCGCAGCCGTTGTGGTGACCACATTCTCGCCCTGCGCAATCAGCTTTGCGTCCGCCGTCAACAGGCCCGAGCGCTGCATCTGCCACGATATCTGATCGAGAACGCAGCCGGTATACATGGCAAAACGGGGGATTTCCGGCATGCCAACCTCGATCGCCATGCTTGGCAAATTCCAGTTGCCCGACTTGAACGTGTGCGTCTTGTTGGTGGTTCCGGTTGTGACCGGCGCCCCAAACGCGGCCTTCAGCCAGAACCCGAACGCCTCGGCGTCGATCGGCACCTTGATATCACCATCCGCCGTCACCGCGTCCTTAATTGGGGCCAGCGGGTCGCGGCCATAGCCGAGCAGTTCCGAGGTCAGCAGCGGCTGCTCTACCGCCAAAGACGAACTGGCAAACGGCATTTTCATGAACCCCGTCGTCGGGGCGGTGCCGTATGTCGTTTCAAAAACGGCCGCAAGCTGCGACCGCGCGCCTTGTGCACGTGCCATGATGTGTTCCTTGTTTTGGTGGAGGTCATTCCACGGGGATTAGCCGAGTGGGTCGGCCATCATGTAAATCAGCGTGATGTCGATGATCGCCGCTTTCAGCGCCTCACCGCCCTCGATGGGCAGATCGACGGGCTTGGGCGCGGCGGCTTCGACCCAATCGCAAAGCCCTCCGAGGGTTTGATCGGCGGTTAGTGCGGCGCCGATGGCGAGCACGAGGGAGTCAAACGCCACCGCCCGCAACGCCGATGTTTTTGCCTGCACGATCACCTCGACTTCGGCCTTGTGCTCATAGGAATAGCTTAGCGGCGACAGCATGACTTCGGGCGCACCGGGATCGCCGTCGCGCAGGATCACAAGGCCGCCAGCGGGGATGCGCTCAGGCTCGACATCCTCTCGCAGCACGGTTGCGCCGGACACTGTTTGCAGGGCCGTGAATAGCGCCTGCAGAATGGTTTCGCGTGTGGTCACCTCAGTCTCTCCACTTTTCGACAATCAGACCAGGCACCCGACTGGCAATCCGTTCCGCATCCCGCGCCAGATCGAGCCGTTTGCGCAGCTTGACCTGCGGCACAAGAATAAATATCGGCGCAGAAACCTGCCCCCGCCCGGTTTTGGAGCGCGAGGCCACCGCCGTACCGCGCGTGTTGATCCGCGCCTTTTCAGCCACCAATAAACTCGGCCCATTGCGGCGATAGATAAACCGCAGCCGCATGCCACGCCGCTGCTCCCATTCGCCCGGCGTCAGGCGGGCGCCACCGCGCCCCTTGCCAGCGGCCTCGGTCGGGATCGCCAGATAAAAGCCGTTTTTCGAGCGGATAAGCACGCCGCGATCATGGGCGTTGAGGATTTCTGGTGCGTTTGACCAGATAAACGCCGCCGCATCGATACTGTCCTGCCCCTTCGGATAGGTGCGGTTTCTGATCGTTCGCGGCAGGCGATGACCAAGACCCGCGCCGGTGATTTGTTCGCGCCACGCCTGTTTCAGCTCCGACCCGGCCGATTTCATGGCCATGGTGACCGCATGCTCCCCCGCCTTGATTTCTTCCTTGAGCATGCCGACGAGATCCGGGTCAAACTCCATTTTCAGCTTCATTGAGGCACCAATTCCAGTGTCCAGAT